AAACATTCATGCCAAGCAAGAGAGAATCAAGAAAGGTTCTGGAGAGAAGATGAGGAAGCCAGGATCAAAAGGAGCACCTACTGCAAAGGCTTTTCGTCAATCAGCAAAAACCGCTAAAAAGAAATAACTATGGCAAGCGAAAAATGGCAGACCAAGGCTGGACAAAATCCCAAGGGAGGACTCAATGCCGCTGGTAGGGCATCCTACAATAAGGCTCATGGAGGTCATCTAAAAGCACCAGCACCCAACCCCAAGAGCAAAGCAGAATCGGGTCGTAAAGCCTCATTTTGTGCCCGAATGAAAGGGATGAAGGCAAAGTTGACCAGTGCAAAGACAGCTAAAGATCCGAACAGCAGGATCAACAAAAGTTTAAGGGCATGGAAATGTCACTAACCAATTTCCTTTGGAAATTCATCCAAGGATTAACCAACAACAACAACCATGTCACACACACTAGCAGAACTAAACGAAATCGCACAGGGCGTAGCCAACAAGCTCGGTCACATCAGTCAGGAGCGTCTCTTGGAGATCGAAGCACTCATCAACAAGAAGGAGTGTTCTACCGCCCCTTGCCAAAGCCAACAGCCTGTATCGGATGCTTCCGAGACCCCTGCTGTTTAACTAACCGATGAAAGAACTCTTTGAACGGATGAAGGGGATGTTTAAGCCTCTCCAGATTAAGGCACTCCCTAACGAGACTTTGATCAACACTCATAAGCTATCACCAGCAAAGCGTAAAGCAATCAAGAGTGACGCTACAAAGCCAGTAACAAGGGGTCGCAAGCCCACAACAAAAAGGAAAAAGTAAGATGCCAACGATGAAAAAGAAAGCCGCAAAAGGCGAGTCGATGAGGGAAGAAGCTAGGGAGATGAAGATGCTTAAAGCAAAACCATCATCCAAGGCCACCAAGATGAAAGCACCCAAGTCCATGATGAATAAGTCAATGGGCAAAGGGATGAAGAAAGGATACTAAGACCTTCCTGTTCGCTCCGTATGGGACATGAACTAACCCATACGGAGCTACTAGCAGGAGCAACCACGCACCCAACAATATGAACATAAATACAACCACGCCAGAAAGTCAACTAAACGCTTCTTTTGTTAAAGCATTAGGAGAATTAAGAAATGTAGCCAAAAATGCTGTCAATCCGCATTTCAGAAACCGCTACGCATCACTAGATGCTATCCTAGACGATGTTCGTCCAGTATTAGCCTCTCATAACCTTGGAATCTCCCAAGAACCCCTCTTTGAAGATGGGAAGGCAGGAGTAGTGACAAGGATTATCCATGCATCAGGGGAGTCGAGGGAGTCAACTCTGTTACTTCCTATCAAGGATCAGACTGCCCAGGGGGTAGGATCGGCATTGACATACGCAAAGAGATATGCCATCTCATCCATCCTTGGTATCACCGCCGATGATGACGATGATGGGGAGCTTGCCAGCAAGCCAGCAATCCAGAAGCCTATCATCAAGGCTGAACCACCGAAAGCGAAGCCAGAGAAGGCTCCAGAGGATACCAAGGGTCTTCCTAGCAATGCCTTGGAGATGCTTTCCAGTATGATGTGGAGTGATGAGATCAGTGATGCTCATGTCATTGAGTTTTTGATTGCTAATCAAGTGATCACAACGCGTAATGTCAAACTCAAGGATATTCAAGTGAAGGTGATCGAACGCCTCATCGCCGCATGGGACAAGGTTAAGGCATTCAAACCAGCACTCTAATGAGCAAAATAGATCCCAAGGAAGAGTTATTAAAGAAACTCCGAAGTCATCTATTCGATACACATGAGCAAGCCATGTATCAGATTTATCAAAAGATGCTTTTCGATACCAAAATGAATTCTTTGCTAGAATTAGAAGTCATATCAGAGTTTGAGTTTATGGAGGTAATAGAATCTACACTATCTAATCTTCAAAAGTTCATTGTAGAAAACCCCGATCACTATGACAACTGACGAGCGTAACGGAAAACCATCAGCAAGCGGATTCTCCCGACTTGCCCTTTGCCCTGGTTCGTGGAACCTAGAGGCTACACTCCCCCCACAGGAGGAGAACAAGTACATGGCATTAGGCACAGCAGTCCATGCTGTCCTAGCTGGTCAAGCAGAGTTTGATACTCTCACCGAGGAGGGTCAAGACATCGCCACAAGATGCCTCTCCCAATTCTCCGAGATGATCGGTCAGCTTGATCTAGGAGAAAGAACCAAGGAGGTTATCGAAGAGAGATTCTGGTACGATGATCTCTTCTCTGGAGCGATTGATAGGATCGACTTCTTTGGGGACGATACCGCCGTAGTTACCGATTACAAGACGGGTCGTGTAGCCCAATCTGGAGCCGCTGAAAACTACCAACTCCGAGCCTATGCCGTTCTGGTCAAGAAGGCATATCCCGAACTCAAGACCATCCTCGTTGCTATTATTCAACCTCTAGCCGCTGGCAAGACCATAGCTGAATACAACGAAGAGGATCTCGCCAGAGCAGAGGAGGAGATCATTGGCATTGTTCGTGCTTCCCAAAAGCATGATGCTATCAGAACTCCTAGTCCAGATGCTTGTAAATGGTGTCGTGCTAAAAGCATATGTCCAGAGGTTCGTGGAACGCACAAGGAACTAGAAGTAGTTTCTAACTCTGTTGTTCCCCGACTTTCTAACGAAGAGATTCTTGCCATTGACGAAAAGGCCGAGGTAGTTCTTGACTTCATTGAAGAGGTTAGGAAAGAAATGAAAGCTAGGATGATGGCAGGGCAACAATTCACTGGACGATCACTAACTGAAGGTCGTAAAGTACGGAGTGTTTCGGATACTCAATCTGTTATTTCTGCACTTTCTGGCATCGTTGAACAATCTGACGTTCTCGCTTGCACAAAAGTCTCTGTCACAGCACTTGAGAAAGCCTACGCAAAAGCGAAGGGACTCAAGGGAAAAGAAGCCAAAGAAAAGTTTGAGGATTCACTTGGATGGCTCATCGAAACCACAACTGGTGAACCTTCCATCAAACGGAATTGATGAAGATGGGGAAGGTTATGCTCTTGCTATTACCTACAGAGGACGAGATTGGATTGTTCTCTATGTGGATGAAGGCAACTTCACAGCTTTCCCTGCTGATCATAAGAAATCAAACATTCACCAAGCTAGAAAAGTCATGGAATATCTCATGGTCGAAGGATTCATAAATCCAGAAGATGATAAGCCAACAATGTCAGTGCAGTAAAAACAACAAAACAACAAACCAAATAACCCAATGTTTACAATATCATTAGATGTAACAAAAATCGACAAGTCACTCCTCAAGAGTGTCACCAAGAAGGATGGAACAAAAGCCACATATCTCAACCTTATTTGCTGGCCCAATAGGGAAGGCAAGGACAAGTTTGACAACGATGGTTCAGTCAAGCATTCCTTGACCAAGGAACAGCGTGATGCAGGGATCAAGTCAGAGATCCTTGGCAACTACAAAGTCAAAGCGGAGCAGGATTCAGTCTTCCCTCCCAACTTTGCCGACAAGATCAAGCCAGCAAAGGCATTCCAGAACCGACCAAAGCCACAGGAAGATGATCCATTCGGTGACATTGCCGAGGATGCCATTCCTTTCTGACCCATAACAAAGCAAGCAACCACGCACAATTATGGATCAACTAACAGAAAATGAGGCTAGGCTTCTAGCACAGATTGATTTCCTAAAGAACGATGTCAAGGAGTTGAAAGAGACTCTACGCTTCCAGAGGGGAGACATTTGGGACATGGAGGAACATCTATCTGATCTCCAAATGCGTAATGGTATTATTCTTACCATTATAATCCTAGCATCTCTAGCCGTTGTAATCACCTACTTCATCAAATGACAATTAAATATTGTACCTGTGGAGGATACCAAGGAGAGGTTCCAGAATATCACTCTTGTGCATATGTCAGAGCGAGGAATCTCTTGATTGATGATGCCGAGGCACAAGCCAAAGCAATTTCAAGAACAGCAAATGGCAAGTTAGACTTCCTCAAGTATAACTATAATTTCAGTAAGATCATGCATAAGGCCGCAATAGAAGCTAAAGTTTATGATCTCTAAAGAAGCCCAAGCCTATTGGGATGGTGAACATATCCGTTTTCTCGCTGAAGGGAATAAACCCCCTTCAGTTGAGGATCGGGTAAAAGAAGCCTTTGATGCAGGAGTACGATCAATTCAGCGATCCTATTCCAACCTAGATGTAGTAGGTAATTCTAAATGCGGAATCAATTTCCCAAGGACAACACTATGAGTGATCAATTTGACTTCGACTTCTCACCTATTGAAGAGGAAATCTTTGATGATATGGCATCAAGGTTTGAGAGGTTCCATCACAACAACCCTCATGTTTATAAGAACCTTGT